GCCTTTGGCACTTTGTAGGCAATGCCTTTTGGGTACTCGACCCAAGTCCAAACTTTTGGTGGGATCGTTTGCTTTGACTTACCGCTATCAACTTTCCAAACTTGGCTCATTTTTCTAGTTTCTTATCGGCATCGGTAAAGATGTCGTTGATTTCTGCATCGTCCAGGCTGCCATCCTTTAGGAATGCTCTGGCAAGTCCCTCGATTACTACGGCTACGCCACCAATGCCAGCAATGATGATTGCCTTGGCTGGTTCTACACCTGCCACAGCTGATGCGCCAACGACTGACAGGCTACTAGCTGCAAAGACTGCCACCATGCGTAGCAAAATGTTTTTGGTCTTGTTCATGATTCTAAAATTGCTTTCGGATCTATGGCTTCGCCGTTACTCCAGCGAGCTGCGGTTCTCTGCTCGAAATGTAAATGGGGTCCAGATGAGTTCCCGGAATTGCCAGATTCGCCAACGATCTGACCTTTGGTAACTGTTGCGCCTGGCTTGACTCGTACAGCGTTTAGGTGTGCATAGATTACCCAGCCACCCTCGACCTTTTGCACAACCTGGTTGCCATAACTCTTACCCCAGTTGGCGTTTTCGATCTTGCCGTCAGAAACTGCCAAAATTGGTGTGCCTATTGGACAAGCAAAGTCACAGCCTGTGTGGTAGCCAGTGGCTTTCCACATCTTGCCTGGCTTGCCATATGGAGTTGTAATCTTGCCATTCTTAATTGGTAAGGCCATGAATTGCCCTTTCGTGTCATGGCCCTGTGGTCAAGTTTTATTCTGGCGTTGCAGCAATGATGAGATACTGTTCGTATTCCTCATCAGTCATTTCGCGTACTTCATCATCAATCTGAATAAGTGGGTTAGCCATGATCAAAGTCCATATCCGTATACGGCAATAGTGCCGCCTGTGAATGTTCCAGTGTTAGCAGTCAAAGTAAATGCAGTGTATGAGGTTGCATTGTCCAGATAACCGCCAAGGTTTGTAAATGCTCTTGTCGTGTCATTTGCTGCCGTTTTTGTGTATATACCAGTTCGAGTTGTGGCAAATGGTGACATCAATTCAATCGTTCCATTGGAGCCACTTGTCGCGCCATAAATGGCTTCTACGACACTTGCTGCGTTTTGTGCAGCTGAGCCACCTACCGTGCTTGAATTGTAAGCACCGAAAACATAAAAACGATAGTAACCAGTAGTGGTTGACCCTAGTGTTAAATTCCAATAGTTAGCGGTCGAGGATACGCCGCCACTAACTTGTATTAAGTAATTATTATATGTCGCGCTGAAAGCATCTGTGACAGTGACGGATGAAACAGTGGTCCCGATAGTTTGTTTTTTAATTAATTTCAAACCAGTGCTAAGGCCAAAGACAGTGGCATCAATAGCATCGCCAAGGGCTTCAATAGCAGTTGCGCCATCTTTAACATAGTCGGTGCTGGTTGGTACTGGCCAGCCATAGTTCGGGGTGGTTGTTGCCATTATAGATCCTGCCATTCTGTCGTACTTGGAGTATACCCTGCCCAAGTTGTGGTTGGTGGTATTTGATACCAGATTACGGATGAGTAAGTTTCGGAATAGGCCGAGCAAGTCAGGGTCAAGTCGGCGGTGTATCTAGTTAGATTCCAAGTCCAGCCCTCAACAAAGCCATCAAAGGTTGTGCCAAATACTGCTGGCAATGCCGTTGTGTTAATCCTTAGCCCGTTGTAAACGGCAACTAGTGAGTCGCGTGTGGCATCGCTAACCGTTGGCGAATGCAATGGGATCGTGATTTGCTCTGGATATGTTCTTGGATAAGCGCGTGATTCGATAAAGTCTGTGGCTTGTGCTTGGGCATCGGTTAAGTTGTGCAGTTGAGTTGTGCGAGATCCTGACAACTGGCCATAAAGAATGACTGACTGCTCATCTCTAGCGTTGGCCGTACCTGCCCGGTATGTCACGTTGGCATCGTTTACAATTTCGCCCCATTGCGCGGCGGTGCGTAAGCCTCGGGCAAGAATGTCGTCAGCTGTGAGTTCCAATGGGGTTGCGCTGGCTCGGGCTTGGTAATCGTCATAGTGCAGGTCTCCATCGCCACCTTCCCAAATCACACCGCGCCCCGAGTTGGCAGCTTGTGTTGTCAGTGTGTAAGCATCGGCCTCGCCATCGTTGTAGGCCTCTAATTCGTATTGCCCAGGCACATCCACATTGGCCACCAAGTTATCGACCAAGGCTTGATTCGTTGCATCGTAACTCGCCCAAGTTACGCCATTCGGCAGCCCTGCCCATGTCAGTGTTGGCGATACATCCGACCAAGATTGCAAAAATGCCTCGGTTAGGATGTTTAAGATTCGAGTGCCGTCAAACTCTTTGGCGTAATTGCTGCCGCCGACCAAGTGACGGTTCAGCTGCGAAAGTGGGCCAACGGCTGTAATGGCGTAGCGAGCGATAGAACCCTCTGACCCGTAAGCATCCAGGCTGATGTCTATGTCCGAAATTATGCCAGCAAAGATTTCCTGTGTGCCAGCCGTTCCCTTGTCTATCGAGATTGACACGGATTGACTCAAGGCTACGTCCAAAGGATCGCTGGCATCAGTCCAAAGGCTTATGGATGCGTAGCCAGGTTGCGGTTGAGTGGTTACATCGTCACGGCCAGATCGAATCGAGATAGATGCGATCGTGTTATCCGCGTAAGTTGTAGCCCCTGCAAAGGTCACTGTGGGATAAGGATCGTAGGTGGTCACAATGTTGCCCCAACTAGATTTACTGCCCCTGTGCGCCTTGAGGAGTCTTGTAATAGGCGTTCAATACTACGGCGAGCAGACTCACCATCAATGACACCGTTCATGATTATGGTTACGCCTTGGCCAGATCCATTGTCTGGGCGAATTGATCCCGAGCCACTTGGCACAAATAGTTCAGGGCCAAACTCGCCTACTCGGTATGGCTGATTGCCCATAACCGATCCGCCAGCTGCTCTTGCCTTTGGTCGTGGGGTAAACCCTGCTTCTGGAATGTTTAAGTTCAATGGGTTTTGAATAAATCGCAATGCAGGAAGTGCCGCTTCGTAGGCATTTGAAATGGAGTTAATTGCGTTGGCGACTGTTTCTAGTGATGCTGCGATACGTTCCATCATGCTGGCAGCACCTGGGCCGCCGTCTGTGACAGTCGAAAACAGATTGCCAAAGGCATCCGCAACTGCTCTAAGTGCGCCGCCTAAACTAAATGCGCCATCGCCCTCAAAGTTTCCAGCTAGTTCCCTAGCACGATTGCTCAATCCCTCTGGATCCTCGCCACTAAATCCCTTGGCAACTTTGTTAACTTCTTCTAACAATGTTTTCATGGTTGGCAGTAATGCCACACCGATGGACTCTTTAAGTTCGCCTACGCGCTCTGTGACGATGGCCAACTGACCTGCATAGGTTTCGGTGTTGGCCTTAGCTGCGCCACCAAATAACCGTACAAGTTCATCTTGGACTACGTTAAAATCTTTTGTTTTCTTGATGTTTTCATCAAGTGGAATGCCCAATTTAGTAAGCGCACCAATGTTGCCGTTGTAAGCCTTGGCGAGAGTCAGCGATACGGTTTCAAGATCTCGACCAGTTGATGCCGAAATGTCTAAGGCAAGGTTGGTTAGTTCTTGTGCTTTACCTACATCGCTAGTGGCTCGGGCAAGGTTTGCCAGTGCCGGGCGCAACTTGGTATCGGCTACGCCAAAGGCCAACTGTTGCTTGGTGATGTAAGCCTCGGTTGACTTAATTTGAGCATCGGTGGCATTGGTTGTGTTCTTTAAAGCTTCGGCAAGTTGCTTTTGTGATGCTTCATCCTCGACTGCCGCCTTGACACCATCAATACCAATCTTGACTGCATAAGCGGCGGCAGCTGCGCCAGCAACTACGAAAGCCGCAGCGGCAATCTTGCCGTACTTTTTAAGTCCGCCAGCAAAACCCTTGGCATCGTTATCAGCCTGTGCCAGGCTTCGGCCAAACTGGTCTACATCAGCAAGCAAATTAAGTTTGAGTGTTCTTACATCAGCCATTGTTGTCATCCCACTTTTCTATAACTCTTTTGCTAACCGCATCTTTCCATCGGCGTGTCAATTCTGGCTGGATTCTTTTAAGTGTTATGAAAATGCCATAACCCTCATTACCGCGACCTTGTGCAGGTGAGCGATCAGGAAAACGCCGACCACCATTCTCAAAAGGTGCTGGG